AAATACATAGCCCTCATCCAATCTATTAGTAGCAATCTATTTTTAGGTTTTAGAAAGTTGTATGTCTTATGCTCTTCCCAGAATTTTAAATTTTCTTCAAATGACATCTTCACCTTTGATCGAATCTTTTTTATCAATTTATTCTCTTGGTCAAAAGTGTATCTGGGGTGAAATAACCTATTTCCTTCCGTAAAATCTTCATTGATTGCGCTTTGAGTTTCCTCATTATTTTGTAATTCTAACTCAAGCAAATTCTTCATCATAAGTTTTACCCCAACCTTAAATGATTCATTCTTAATGGTGTATATCCCCTCATAATCATACGCATATTTAAAAAGTCTATAATTGTTTGTAGAACCTTTACATAATAAAGAGAAAATAGGATGAGTATCAGGGATCCCAAACATTTCTACAGGAGTGTTGCACAGTGTCTTCAGAGGTGCTATATTATTTCGCTGCCCTTCAAGGATGGAGTATGATCTACACACATTTGCAATATGGCACCGTTGCATGAAATATGCTGATGTTAATATTGAACCTACGCGAACAGCTTCACCAACACGAGACATTGCACCATCAATATCATCTCTATATCCTGTGCATCCAAGATTCATGCCACATTCTTTGAGTTTTTTTATGTGTGGATAAGTCATATGACCATTTAACGATACCAAAGAGATAAATTCCATTAAGAATTGTTGAGTGTTTGTTTTCTTAACAGAATCATTGAAACCATGACACTTCATCAGCACTCTATGTAATATTCTTAGTTCCTCTAGCTCTGTCATACTTTGGGTGGTTATAATGAGACTGTAATCATCACTATGTTCCATATGTTCCATTTTTATTTTACTATCTGGTCTTATTGCTTTCCAAACATCTCTTGTATAATTGGATGAACACACTGCCTTGAAGGAGCTCATATAATTGAACATACCTTGCAAAAAATTCTGATCAGAATTTAGTGTAGCTTTGTGTGTTTCCAGGTATTTTGTTTTATCATCTGTTGTAAAGAAAGTATTCTGTAACAAAGATATAGGTATTGTTATGTCTTTATTTCCCCACATGAGAATCACTGAAGACATATATTTAATAAAGGGAATAGGTACATGGCAAGATAACCCCCTTAGCATACTCATAAAGCATTCCATAGTTTCTGCAGCTGACCATTTAG